TGGGTTGCTCACTTTCATACTTTTCTCCCCAAATGTCGTATTTGTTTGCCCAAATACCAACGGCCATCGGGTAGTCTGCGTCTTTCTTCCTTTTTCCCGTTGGCCAAACTGGGGAACAAATCGTGTCAACGAGAAACTTCCAAGCCACTTGATGGTCAAGATTGGAAGCATTGTCTAGGTGGCGATGGTCAATCATGAAGATGATGTATTTCACCTTCCGCAATTGCATATCCTTAACCCACTCTTTCCAGTAAATAGCCTCCCCGCCAATATCAGCACTCTTGAGAGTGTAGGCTTCTCCGTCTATCTTGACCGCCTTTCTTGTGGCTCTGTGAAGCCCAACAGTTCGCTCATTGATTTGATGGACTTCGCCCCTCGTTGTCAACTGATGAGCCAAAGTCGTCTTACCAACCATTGTTGCTCCATAGACTCCAAAGTTGATAGCGTGAAGTTTCTTGTAGACGGCTAATACTGCTTCTGTAACAACAACTGCAAAGCCGGTTAGGAGTGACATGTCAATGACTCCACAACGATTTTACCGATTCAATAATCCAGCCCATAATGTTAATGTCAAACACACCAGCAATGTTTCCAACAAGCAGTGCCGACAAGGTTGCACAAGAACCCCAAAACCATGCTCTCATCTTCAAGAAGAAAATGTCAGCAGAGTGCGCTCTCTGCTGATTGTAAGCGTAGTCCGAGTCCGAGAACCCCATAAGGTCGCCTAGCATTTACACCCCTCATTGCAGACCAATCAAGAACTCGTTGGAAACAGAATTTCCATCGTTGTCTTGAGTCAACATCTGAGGTTGTTGCTGGAATGCAGGCATTCCAAAACTGTTGGAGTATTGCTTTGCGCTCTCTACGAGTTTGGTTCTCTGTTCCGCATCTCTCGCCTTTCTAGCCCAGTATGCTGAAATCTTCCGGTCAAGAAGCATCAGTTCAATCCGGTCATTGAGAGCCAAGTCAAAGATGGCTTTCATGACCATGATTGAACCAATCGTTCCAAGCCCAAAGAGAATGGAATGCGCTAGAGGCCCATACGGGAAACTTGTCCCGTATTGTGCATAGAAGAATACATTCGCTCCACTGAGTGTCCCCACAAAGAGGATAGTCATGACTAGCCTAGTGTCTTGGTTCAAAACCGCCATAGGTATAACCTCAAGCGAACTCAATGGAAACTGCTGAATCTCCACCAGCGGCTACTTCTTCAAAGTAAATACCGTCTTTGCACATCACGCCATGCATGTCAAACTCAATGGTTTGATTTGCGGCCAGCACAAGTCTAGCAACTTCTTTGCCACTGCTGGAGGTTCCATCGTAGATTTTCACGGTAACGGGACTTGCCCCACCAACCTCACAAGCATGAATGCTCATGAGCAAGGCATGTCCTTTTGTAACGACTGCGCTAGCAGTCAATACTCCGCTTGTTCTACAACCAGCAAACCCCATACAAAGTTCCCCTGTTTATTCCGTTGAGCGTCCACCTATTTAATTCGTCTTCCAAAACACCGGCTAGAAAGATTCACTCTTTCTTGGCCTTGGAGGTCTTGGTAGGCGTCTTAGCAGTAGTCTTCTTGGCTCTCGTCTTAGGGATGAAGAGGGCAACCGCATCCTTAGGCGAAAGAATTTCTTCTTCCACTTGCCTGTTAATGGATGCAATCTTGTCCTCACTCAGCCCTTTGAAGAAAGCCTCGTCTTCCTTGGTGAAGGAGAAGAGAAGGTCACTGTGACTCAGAGCGGAGATAGCCCACTCATTCGGCACTTCCACCTTTTCCCCTTTCACCAAGGAAACCTCGGTAAAGTAGACCTTGCACTTGAATCTTCGGAGCGTAGACGATTCTGCGATTTCCATGTAAGCCATGCAATCCCCTCAAAGCGGATTACCAATAGCCATCAACACATAGGTAGCGTCGGGAAGCGTTGGTGTAATCGTAATCGCACCGTTCACTGGAAAGGTTTCCGTGAAGTCAATTCCCATAGTTCCTGCCGTCGCATTTGTAGGAGTAACACTCACAAAATCAGTTTGACTGAAAAGAGTCAACTCCAAAGCCTGCGTTCCCGAACCGTTGAAGGAGGTCAAGGTTCCAAAGATAATGTGCTTGTTACCAAACACAGTCCTAGAAGACTCGCTAAATGATGTTGCTTCGTTAGCCATCTAAGCCACCTCATTGCAGGTTGGTAATCTTACCTTGACCCTTGAAGAAGGAACAACCGACTTCACCGATGGTTCGGTAAAGACCGGTGTTGCCGAGGCGACCCACACCGAATGGGTTGCCGTTGGTGATACCGTCTTCAAGATACTGCGTGGGCTTCATGACAGAGAGCCACAGGTGGTCAGTGTCAAGGAACAACAAGTCAGCAATGCCCGTAACCGTAGAGTGCGTGGTAGAAGCCATGTCCTTCACAGGGATGAGAGGAATGTCGTAGTAGGTAGAAACTCGGAAACCGACTTCTTGACCCTTCACACCACGAACACCGTTCACCGTTGGAACGATTTCCTTTCGGTCCATGAAACGCTCTTGTGCTTGGAGCAGGTCAGCCAAAGCCTGAATGGTGTCGTAGCCAGTCAAGATAACCTTTGGCGAACCGCCCTCAATGCGGAGGTCACGAATCATACTGTTCAAGCGAGTAAGCGTGAGGCTTCGCACATCAGCGGCCACATAGCCGTCGCCGTAGTCAACAGTAGCGTCAAGGAAAGAAGCCGAGGTTCTGTTGGAACCGTAGATGTTGTTAATCATCGTGCCTTGTGCTTCGGAGTAAAGGTTGTCCGTGTCTGCTTGGTCAATCTCAGCGGTAGAGGTAACGACCTTGTAGAGCGAAGTGTAGTTGTCTTCCAAGTTAGCCAAAGCGGTAGGCTCACCGTAGAACTCAAGAGGCATCACAAGCATCTTGTTCTGCATCTCAGCGTGGTGCTTACCCATGTCTTCACGCATTTGCGCTCGGAGGTCGCCAATACCATCATCAATCTTGGCCATCTCAATAGCGATTTCACTGAACTCAAACTGATGAGAAACCGTCTTAGGCGAAAGGTAGAGTTGAGCGTAGGTAGGGGCAATGGCTTGAAGGCCACCGCTACCAAGGCTTTGGTTCTCCGAAACGCCACCAATCAAGTCAGCAGAGGTCGTAGCGGCACCGATAGCACCGCTCGTTCCAACAGAGAGAGCGGCACTGGAACCACCAGCAGGACGCTCCGACAAAACTCTCCAACCGCTGGAGGTGTAAGGACGCTTTGAGATAACGGAAAGTGCGTTGCACTCTCTGTTAAGCATAGACCAAACCTTTTGGCCATAAACTTGGTTGTAAAGGCTAGCCAAGTAGCCAGTTGGGGCGGATTGTGCGCCATCGTGAGTAGTGTGAACACCACTCAATGCGCCAGCCGCTTTCAACAAATCGTTGCCAGCGTAACCTGCCATGTTCAGTCCGTAACTTTGTGCTTCCAAATCTGCAATCGTGTTAATGTAACCCATATCTAATCACCTCAGTAGTTTCCTCCAACCAGACGGTGAACATCGGCCCAATCCATTGAGGCAATGTCGTCCATTGATGGAATGTTTGCGGTAACTGCTTGTTGAGCCTTCACGATGGCATCCTTTTCAGCAGTCAAAGACTTGCGGAGTTCGCTAAATTCTTCCTTGAGGGAAGCAATCTCCGAAGCGGCATCGTATTGTGCCTTTGCGAGAACATCTTCACGGGTAGCCACTTCTGCGTTGAAGCGAGCCTCAAAGGACTTCTGCAACTCAGCAAAAGCCAACTTCTCAAGTTGTTCAGCACGGAAAGCCTCGTAAGCCTTCTCAATGTTGTCGTTGGAGAGGTTAAGCGAAGAAACTTCTTCGTTACCAAAAGCCTTCACAACAGGCATGTCGCTGGCTTTGGGCTGGCCGTTCTCAATAACCACACGGTCGGCTGGCTCACCGATTTCAACACCAGCACCGTCCTCGGTTGGAACAACTGCCTTTGCCTCACCATCGGAGTAGCCCATAGACTCTTCCTCTTCTTCGGGCATAGCCATGCTCTCCATTTCTTCGTTCATTTCTTCCTTACGAAGAGTGTTGACCTCTTCCATAAGTGCGTCCAGTTCTGCCAATGCTTTTTCCATTTTCGTCATCTTTGTCACCTTTTGTTGTTTCAAAATGTCAAATTTCGCTTCAGGGTTAATTCCTTTCTCACAGATAGTCACTTCATGAAGTTCAAGTTTGCTAATCTCATTGTATTCTCCTAGTTCGGGATGAGATTTCTTAACCTTCTGTAGTGCCTGCCCTCCTATGCTAAACGACCTTAACGACCCTTTGCGAATTCCTCTATTTATCTCCTTAGCCTTTTCAATATCGTCACGGAGTTTGATTACCACAAAGAAGCCCACATCGTCTACTTCGGTTTTCCAAATCCTCCCTGTCTTATCTCTGTATGATTTTACAACTTCTCCAACTTGGACATTTGAGTGGTTTGTCATTACATTCCGAAACCTGTCTGCCCCCATGAATTTTTGAACTGCTTCGTTGAGTGCTTTGATAGTAATCAAATCGTTTTGTTTATCCACGATTTCAATACTAGCATATCCTCCAATCATTAGTTCGTCGCTTTTGAGAATTTGAAATTCTTCGTTTCGTTCAGCCTTGAGCATGAGCGTCATGGCTTTCATCCTCCCCGTTCAACAATCTACTACTTAAGGAACACGGTCATTTAGGGATTTCAGCCTTAGAATGCTTATCCTCATAAATGTTCCAAAGTCCCTCGTCACCCTCTTTTTTAGCGGGAGTTTGCTTATATCCTGTCCAAGCAAGCCACATTTCCTTATCCTTCACGGGCAAGTATCTCACATGGAACTTCGTTTGGAACTTATTTCCCTCTAGGAAGTATTCGTGATAGCCGTGCCGCTGAATACCAAGTTCAACCTTACCGGAATCAATCACCTTGTCCCGCTGAATGGTCTTGGCCACCTCTGCCGGGAACTTACCCGCCTTACCGAACAAATCAAAAATATCCTCGGAGTCTTCTGTATCAATGAACCAGTTGATGGTTTCATCACCCAGCGACATGACCACATTCAAGTTACCGTCTTCTCGGTCATAAATCTTGAACTCGCCCTTTCGGTATTCTTCGGGCGTTTTGTATTGCTTGAGGATTTCACCGTTCAATTCGTCCTCTTCTTCACCGAGAATCTTTGTAGGGTCTACTTGGTATCGCTTGTTGACAAACTGAATCCCATCGTTTCTTCTCACCTTGAGCCAGTTGACCAGTTCTTTCTTGTCGGATGAAACAGTGTCTTCATACAAGGATGGAGCGTTTTTCTTTAGGAACTCATCAATGTCCTTCAAGTCTTTTGGACCGTTTTCCTTCAAGAACTGGAAGATGCCGTTGAACATCTCACTGTTCTTGGTCTTCATGATTTGAACTGCGGCTTCTTTCCACAGGTCCAAATCAGCAATAGCGTTCTTGGCCATCAAATTGTTTTCTTCAAAGCCGTAGATTGTGAAGCCATCCATCTCACCTTTCATGATAATGCTGGCTTCTCCATGAATGTGGTCAGTAATCTTCATGCCCTTCTCAAGAGCCTTAATGTCATAATTCAACGACTTCTTGGTGTCTTGAGCAAGGAGTTCTAGAGTCACAATCTTATCGGGATATTCCACTTCGGGAACTTCAATGACCTTTGCAGAGTAAACTGTAAACCTGTTTTCTGCTGGCTTAACCTCATCCACCTTAACCCGAACAATATCGCCAATGTCAACTTCAATAGAAGTATTGAGGGCTTTACCGACATTGAGATACAATGTGCCCTCAATCTCCTTTGTGAACTTGGACTCTTCTGTAACAGGCCCAGCCCCAAGAGTGTAGGAGAATAGATTTGATTTGGTTTCTTTCTTGTCAAGAACAATCAAATCCAAGTCAACAAACTTCTTCCACTTAATCCACTTAGGGTTTTTCTTCGTCCCGATGTAGTAGGTAGAAGTAGTGTCCTTGATTACCACTCCTTCTGCGGTAGGCATCTCCATGATTTCTTTGGAGTATTCTTCCACATCTTTGAGATTATCAGCCATTCTCGTATCTTTCTTTGAGGGGAAAGCCAAGGCGTCACTGGAGTTCCCCGAATAATTGTTGAAAAGAATGGTAATTCTCTTTTCCAACTCTTCGTCAGCAAGATTCTGTTCTTCATGGCGCATAATGTCAAAGACTGCACATCTCAATTTAGCATCCGGGTATTTCCCTTTGAACACATGGGCAATCGTATCTGCCCGATGAAGAGGCTCATCGCCATCAAAGAGCATAAGTTCAGCATCAAGAATGCAATCGCCAAACTTCTTTGCTCTAAGTTCCTTAACTTGCTCCTTACACTTTTCAGTAATATCCTTCTCATTGTAGGAGAAAATTTTGATATTGTTGTCAACCTTGTGAAGTTGAACTCGCATACCATCGTATTTCTCTTGAACTACCCAGTTGCCGCTAAAGCCTTTGAGTTCGTTAATATCGTCAATGTCAAAGATGCGATACATCGGCTTGTTGGGAACAAGGAAATCGCTTTGCGACTTTTCTGCCTTCTCCAAATCCTTAAGTTCGTTGAATTCTTCTTCATCGTAGCGTGAAAAGTAGAGAAGTTGTAGCATTTCAAGAGCCTGCTTAACTTCCTTTTCCACCTTCTTGGAGTCCTTATCATCTCCATAATGTTCAATGATGTAGAGAGCAATGTCTTCTTCCTCTAGGTCAAGACCTTCCAACCCATCGGTAATCTTGTCTTCCTCCATGTCTTTGATGGCCCACACTTCTTTTGGCAGGGCTTGAGAGTCTGCTCTCAAAGCATAGTGAACAAACTTCACCATGTTTTCGGGAGAACCCAGTAGGCCTTCCAGCACATCTTTGCCAAATCTTCTAGCGAATGGGTCGTCAACCAACTCAGAGGAATATCGCAAGTTTTTGATTCCTTCATACAATCTTCGTGCCGTTTGACTTTGAGGATTTTTAGCCTCGTTGTCTTCCAAGTCACGGGCTTCAATGAAGTTCTTCATTTCCTTTCCAGCGGCATCATACTCACTGTATGATTCGTCAATCATTTTGACGGCACTTCTCCAGCGACCCCCATACTCTTTAGGGTCTTCATTAGCAGAAAGATAGGCAACTCTCACCTTTTCAAAAAGGCGAAGAATTTCAACCGAAGGTTGCTTATCCTTCTCAATGCTGGAGAGTTTCATGAAAATCACGAATTGTCGGTCATTTCACCAGCCAATCCGTAGCCCTCATCTTTGCGAGTTTGATTTTCAATCTTATCCGCTTTGTGACTCTTGGGCTTCGTGACCTTGACTTCCTCGCTCTCATCTTTGAGCGGGAGTCTTTCATGAATGGACTCTTCCTGCAACATTTCTTTAGCAAGGCGAGCCTTCTCAATAGCAAGACTAATCATTCTCTCTTCTTGGGTAACTTTTTCCGGCATATCACTCATACTCCTTAATCATCTTGTGAATATCATCCCATTCCATTCTAGAAATGTCACCGAGCGTAGAAGTTCCGCCGATGGTTCGGTTCATGCTAGGTGTTGGGCTTTGGGTAACAACAAGGCCAGCCTTCATCAAAAGACTGTCTTTGGCGTAGATTGTTTTCTCAAGGCTCTCAACCTTGTCAGCCAATGCTTTGACAATAGCCAACAAATCTTCATTGATTGTCGTTTCACTCATCTTCCTCATCCTCTTTTTTCGTTGGGTAAATCAAATCACGAAGTTGTCTAAAGAGCAATTCATACTCTTTACGAAGTTTCGTAGCGGTGGCCACAATATCAACATTGCGTTCATCCATAGACTTCATCTTCTTGTTGAGTTTCTTGTCGGACTTGACCAAGTTCAACTCTCGCATAATTTCAATCAATTCACCAAGTTTCGTAAAGTCTTGACCGAAGAACTCAGTGGGTTCAGCAGACTGCATGGTTTTCTTGAGTCGCTTTCTCTGCTTGTCGTCAAGGGACGAAAGAATGTCAATCGCTTCTTGAGGTTCTTCATCGTCTTCTTTCAAAATGTGCATCCAAACCATTTTACTCACTCTCCTTGAATGGTGCTATTGCTTCTTCCAACTCTTCTACCTTTTTGAAAAGAGCATCCAAATCGCCAACAATGGCGTCCATGACTTTCTTTTTCTTGTTGTGAG